AAATCAACGGAGCATCAGCATGACCACTTTCACCACGACCATCACGGCCATGTACACCTTGCAACAGCCTGATCCCAACTATGTGGTCAACGCTTTGTGGGAAGTCACGGGCGTGGACGGGGAATACACTGCCAGCATCGGTGGCAACACCACCTTTGATTCCAATCAGGCCGAAACCTTCATCCCGTATGCAGACCTGACAGAAGCCATCGTCATTGGCTGGATTCCAGAACAAGCTATGGCAAGCGCACAAGCCTGTGTGCAGGGCCAGATTGACAGCATGATTACCCCGCCTGTCAGCCCACAGAACACCCCTCTTCCTTGGAGCGCATAAATGGCCTCATCTATAAATGCAAGTTCGACCGCCGGGGTAGTAACGACTGCTGACACCAGCGGGGTGTTAAACATCCAAACTGCTGGAACTACAGCGATCTCCATTGACGCAAGCCAAGCGGTGTCGTTCACCAACAGCGCAAACCTGCCCAACACCTTTGGCTTCAAGAACCGCATCATCAATGGTGCGATGGTGATTGACCAGAGGAATGCGGGGGCTAGTCTAACAATAAACAGCGATAGTGGTAAGTTCTCTGTTGATCGTTGGTATTTTCAGGGTGAAAATACTGACGGTGTTTTCACTGTTCAGCAATCGTCAACTGCGCCAACTGGTTTTAGCAAATCTATGCTTTTGACTGTTACGACAGCAGACGCAAGTATTGGTTCATCTCAGGCTTACTTTTTCAACCAAAGTATTGAAGGATTTAACGTAGCTGATTTGAATTGGGGTACAGCATCTGCTACAACTATCACGCTGTCATTTTGGGTTTATTCAAGTTTGACTGGTACTTTTGGAGCTGCTGTTACCAATTCTGCCTTTAATAGATCGTATCCTTTTACCTTTGCAATAAGTTCTGCAAATACTTGGGAACAAAAAACCGTAACTATTGCGGGCGATACCACTGGAACTTGGGCAAAAGATAACACTAGCGGTATGCGGATTTATTTTGGTGTTGGTGTTGGTTCAACATTATTAGGAACAGCAAACGCTTGGTCGGGGACTGGTTACATTGGAGCCTCAGGCCAAACAAACCTTATTTCCACAAGCGGAGCCACCTTCTACATCACAGGTGTCCAGTTGGAAAAAGGCGCAACAGCAACATCGTTTGACTACCGTGACTATGGGCGTGAATTGATTATGTGCCAGCGGTATTTCCAGAAGTATTCAGGCCAACCATCAGCCTACTTGGCTAACGGCAACAGCGGTAAAAACGGGTATCTCACCTCGTTTATTTACCCAGTCAAAATGCGAACAGCGCCAACGGCAAGCAACATCACGGGGTTTGCCGCAGGAAATGCAACCACTTACGCATTTTCAACGCCATCCATATCAACTACATCAGACGGACTTTCTGAAATTTTTGGTGCGTCTGCAACTGCGCTTAATTACTCAGAGCCATTTTGTGCATATTTCACAACACTTGATCTTTCAGCGGAGTTGTAATCATGTATCAAGAAATCAAATCTTCAGTTACAAATAAAGTGGCTTGTATTAAGCGTTTGGAAGACAACGCCAGCATCCAAATTAACCCAGACAACACCGACTACCAAGCATATCTGAAATGGCTGGAAGAGGGCAACACGCCTGAACCAGCAGACGAACAAGGAGCATAACCATGTCACTGATCTTAAGTGGAACAGACGGGCTGTCGGATGTTGACGGCTCTGCCGCAACCCCTGCTATCAGGGGAACGGACGCAAACACAGGCATCTTCTTCCCTGCGGCTGACACCATTGCCTTTGCTGAAGGCGGTGCGGAGTGTGCAAGGTTTGATAGCTCTGGTAATTTTGGTATTGGGACAACTGTGCCCGTAGGCGATGCAAATCGAGTTGTGGCTGTAGCGGCGGCTGGCGGTGCTGGATTTTTCATGTACGACACCAACCAAGGAAGCACAGTAACCGATGGGGCAAACATTCAAGTAGCTGGAACTAATTTTTATCTTTATAACAAAGAAGCTGGATTTGTTGCATTTGGACAAAACAACACAGAGCGTATGCGTATCGACACCAGCGGTCGGCTTGGTATTGCTACAACTTCTCCTACAAGCATATTAACAATAGGACAAGGGTCATTTACTGCGGCGGGTTCAAATACAACTGGTATGTATACAGGTTCTGGTGGTTCTGGGTTAGTTGTACTTACTGATGCTTTTTTAGTGGCAACTAGAGTTGCTGGAACTACATTATTTTCAATTGGCACTGGTGGAATAATTACATCACCCGCTACATATAGCAACACTTCTGCTGGTGCTGCTAACATGTTTGTGCAAACAGATGGAACATTTTATAGAAGTACATCATCGTTAAAGTACAAAAATAATGTTCAAGACGCAACGCATGGGCTTGCTGATTTGCTTCAACTGCGCTCTGTTACTTATGAGGGTAAAGCAGAAACTGACGCAGGTAAAACATTTGGCGGTTTGATTGCAGAGGAAGTACACGCCGCTGGCTTGACCGAATTTGTGCAATATGCAGAAGATGGAAGCCCAGATGCCTTGGCTTACGGCAATATGGTGTCTTTGTGCATCAAGGCCATCCAAGAACAACAAGCCCTCATCACCCAACTCACCGCCCGTATCACTGCACTGGAGTCAGCATGATTAAACTGGAACTGCCAATTGACGCTGTAAACATGATCCTTGGGGCTTTGGGGGAACTCCCAGCCAAGACCAATGCAATGGCCCTGATGTTGCTCATCAAAGAGCAGGCCGACCCCCAAGTGCCTCCACAAGAGAATACCGATGGACAATCAACAGCTGTTTAACTTGGTGGTAAGTGTGGCTGGATTTTTGGCCATCTACGTCATCAACACCTTGACTCGAACAATTCAAAAGCTCGAAGACAAGGTCAACGATTTGCCCCACTCGTATGTGGCCAAGGACGACTACCGGACCGACATTGCCGAGATCAAATCAATCTTGAAACAGATTTTTGACAAGCTGGACGGCAAGGCCGACAAATGAAGCATGGACCCGCTGACCATCCTGGCGATGGCCAACGCGGCCGTCGCAGCAGTTAAAAAAGGATGTCAACTTTATAAAGATATAAAGGGTGCCGTTGGAAATGTCAACGAGGTTTTAACCGACCTCGAATCGCAATTCAAGAAACAGCACAAGGACAAGCCACCTTCCAAGGAAGCGGTCAAGCAGTACAACGAAGAGCGCGACCGGGTCAAGCAGGTGTCGGCCAGCGACCCCAATGACGTGATCTCCCAGGTCGGCGAACAGCTCGGCACCTTCTTCGATTCATTCAGCAAAATCGAAGACCTGTTTTGGGAAGAAGAGCGCAAATCCAAAGAGGTCTACACGGGTGACGAGTCGCTTGGCAAACGTGCTTTGCAGCGAGTGCTGATCAGGACCCGCCTGGAAAAGATGGAGAAGGATTTGCGCGAAACCATGGTCTATAACGCTCCAGCTGAGCTTGGCGATTTGTGGACCAGGTTTGAGAAGATGCGTGCGCAAATTGCCGAAGAACAAAAGGAGGCCCGAGCAATACAAGTCAGAGAAGAAGCAGCAAAAGCCTGGCAACGCCGACAGGGTATAGACCGTTGGCACGACAAAATCGGTGTGATTGCTGCAACAATTTTGGTTGCCTTGTATTTCTGGGGACTCGCATGGTCAATAAGTCTACATCGGACGAATCTAAAGGGCTTCTTATCGTCCTCGTGATCGTGTCGTTTCTGCTTACCATTGTGCTGCCCATAACGGCCCTCATGTACATCGACATATTGGCCATTCGGCTTATGGTTAGCGAGGAGTTGACCAAAGTGGTCAAAGAGCGCAAAGCCTTGCAACGTGAAAGGCTTGAGAGGGAATCAAAAAAGGATTCATCAGAATGAAGTATCTGCTTTTGTTAATGCTGCTTGTTGGATGCGAGGACCGGTATCGGTACTTTTGCCAGAACCCCAACAATTTTCAGGCCAAGCGTTGTCAAAAGCCCGCTTGCCAGTTTTCGCAAGACTGTCCCGAGTATTTGGTAGCACCTATTTTGGAGAAAAAAGTTGAATCTACTGAACCCACGCAGAGCCCTGTTCCAAACAACTGACGAACTCATCGCGTTTTGCGAGATCATGGTGTGGGCCTTTGTGGTCTGCATCGTGATGATTGTGTTCGGTGGCCTGGTCTTTACCATGCTCTATTCGGTCACGTTCGTGCAGCAGCCAATCAAGGCCATGGCACCAATCGACATGGCTTATACGAAGATGCTTAATGATATAGTATTACTTATGACGGGGTCCATTACCACTTTGATTGGCATGCGCGTGGCCAAGAAGGCGTCGGAGATGATCGCCAATAAAACTGCTCCCGTGCTCACGCCCGCGCCCGCGCCACCGCCCGTGCCCCCCATACCCCCGGCACCCCCGCCTGCGCCCACGACCCCGGACTGGAATTTCATGGGTTACAAAAACCCAGAGCTGGACGAGAGCTGGACACCTCCGCCCCCACCCACCACACCGCCCGATCACCAAGAGCCGGATCACGAGCGCGAAGCCCTCACCCGAGCCCGTAAAGAGGCCGAATGATGTTTGGCATACCTTCACCCTACCTGATCCTTGGCGCGGTCGTAGCGGCCCTTGGCGTGTACTTCACGGGCCATCATCGGGGGTGGAACGAGCGCGACATGGAGATGCAAGTCGAGATCGCCAAGAAGAACGGCGAAGCTCGCGAAACTGAACAGAAACTTACTGAAGAAATTAACGCAACATCCACAAAACTATCGGAGGTCAACAATGTTGTCAATGAAAAGCAGTCTGCTCTTGATCGCGCTATCAGTGCTGGTCGGGTGCGCCTCCCGGCCCCCGGTTGTGTACAAGCCGCCCCAAATGCCCCCGCTCCCATCGGAGATCGGGTTGAAGCGCGAACCCAACCTGACCGACCGATTGACCCGCCTGCTGATGCAGAGCGAGAAACCCTCCGACTCATCGCTCAAATTGCCGCCGACGGTGACCGCGCCATCAACCAGCTCAACAGCTGCATCGACGCCTACAACCAAGTAAGGAGCCAGCTCAATGCTAAACAGTGATCAGCTAACCCGGCTTCACCTTGGGACGCAGTGGGTTGAACCGTTAAACGAGACCTTTGAAAGGTTTGGCATCAACACCCCCAAACAGCAGGCCGCGTTTATTGGCCAGTGCTCCCACGAGTGCGGCAACTTCACAAAACTGGAAGAGGGTTTGAGCTACGCCGCCGACCGCCTGATGAAAATTTGGCCAAGGCGTTTCCCCAACATGGAGATCGCCCAACGATACGCGCGCAATCCAAAGGCTTTGGCCAACAACGTGTACGCCAATCGCATGGGAAACCGGGATGAGGCAAGCGGGGATGGGTACCGTTTTCGCGGGCGCGGATGCATCCAAACCACCGGGCATAGCGCGTATTTCCACGCTGGCCAGGCCCTGGGTGTTGACTTCGTGATGCAGCCAGACCTGGTGGCCATGCCCAAATATGCGGCCTTGACTGCTGGCTTTTTCTGGGATACCCACAAGCTCAACGCTTTTGCGGATTCCCAGGACTACGTCACCATGACGAAACGGATCAACGGCGGGACGATCGGTTTGGACGATAGGAAGGCCCACATTGCCCATGCCTTGGCGGTCTTGGGTGGGTAAAAACAAAGGGCTTGCCGGGTAAGCCTTTCTTGGCATAAAATCTCTGCGGGGCCAGTGCGCCCGCAGAAAGCCGCTTCTCAGCGGTTTTTTCACAAGTGGAGCAATCAATGGCGACAGCTGCAAATCCTTTTGACATCCAAAGCGGTAACACGACGACCGCTGCCGGAGCAGCCCAGACCGGCACATCCACGTCCCCAGCTCCCGGCACCCTGGTCCCGGCAACCTCAACTACGGCTGCCCAGTTTGGTGCGCAAGAGCGCGAAGTTAAACCCCAGACCGAAACCACGGCCGGGCAATTGCAGTCCATCCTGTCCAAAGACAGCGAGCTTATGCAGCTGGCCAGGACTCAGGCGTCCCAGGGCATGGCCCAAAGGGGTCTGATCAACAGCTCGATAAACCAAGGCGCAGGCGTGGCCGCCATGCTGGAGAAAGCTACCCCGATCGCAGCGGCTGACGCAGCAATCTACGCCAACCGGGCCACGGCCAACCAGGGTGCGGTCAATACCGGCGGCATGTTCAATGCTGGCGAGCAAAACAAATTTGGTTTGCAACTTGGCGGCCAAAAATTTACAGCTGAACAAAACCAGCTTACTCAAAATTTCCAAGCTGCCCAATCCCAGCTTGACCGCGCCCAGCAAACATCTTTGGCTGACAAGAGCGTCGAAGCCACGGCCAACTTGCAAAAGGCCCAACAGAATTTTGATTCGGCTCAAAACGCATTGAACCGTACCCAACAAACCGATTTGCAAACGGCGCAGCAAACATTCCAGCAAGCCCAGTCTGAGCTTGACCGGGCAACCCAAATATCTTTGGCCGACAAAAGCGTCGAAGCCACGGCCAACCTGGAGTTGGCCCGTCAGAATTTTCAAGCTGCCCAGTCAACCCTGGATCGCAGTCAGCAAACTGCTTTGCAAACAGGCCAGCAAACGTTTCAGAAAACCCAGGCCGAGCTTGACCGCGCCCAGCAGAACACTTTCCAAACCAATCAACAAGCGTTTGAAAAAGCCCAGTCCGAACTTGCACGCACTCAGCAAACCAACTTGCAAAATGCTCAGCAAACATTCCAGCAAGCCCAGGCCACGCTTGATCGCGCGCAGCAAACGGCAATGACGGACAAAAGCATTGGCGCGCAAGCGGCTTTGCAAACAGCACAGCAGACGTTCCAGCAGGCCCAGTCAACCCTGGACCGTGCTCAGCAAACTGCCATTGCGGACAAGAACATTGAAGCGCAAAAGACCCTGGCCACAAACCAGCAAACATTTCAATCTTTGCAATCTTCGCTTGACCGCACGCAACAGACTGCAATCACGAATTTGCAGAACACGCTTAACACGGCGAACCTGCCCAAGACCTATGCTGCCAATATCAGCACGGTCACCTTAGACAAAGTCAACACGTTGATTGCGGACTCTACCCTCAGTGCGGTGAAAGACGCAACTGGAACAAGCCCCAAAAGCCGGGCGATCCAGAACGCGGTTGATTACGCCAACGCCCAAATCAAATGGGCAAACTCGTTTTACAACACAGCCATCCCTGCAATGACTACGCCCGTATGATCTATCGCAAAGCCAAATTCCAAGACATCCCGGCCATCGTAGAGATAGCCGTGATCTCGGTGTCGAACAATCCTTTGCCGGTCAAGATAGACCGCGAAGCGATGGCACGGATGGCCCAGGCGTGTATCAACCCAGCGCACTTTGCCTGGGTGGCGGAAGACGAGAACGGCAAAGTCGTGGCTGTGTTTGGCGCATGCGTGCAAAAAAGTTTTTGGTACGACAAGATGCAGTGCTCTGTCCTTTTGTACTATTCGCTGGTTAAAGGGGCAGGCATTCGCTTGATCCGTGAATTTGCAAATTGGCTCAAGAGCAGGTCCGCCATCAAGGTTGCGTCTCTTACCTTGGAGCCAGAAGTGGACCCACGCTTGATCCGTCTTTTTAAACGCCTTGGTTTTGCCAGGGAATCAGTAAATCTCTGTTATGTGCGAGGAGCTTAACCATGACAAAAGCAGTTGAAGGCGTCGGCGACGCTATCGGTGGCGTTATTAAAGGCGCTGTAAACGTCATCAGTGATGCAGCCAAGGGCGTGAGCAACTTGGCCAGCGAAATCGGCAAATCGCCTCTGGGCAAAGCCATTGTCATCGCAGCGGCTATTTACTTTGGAGGCGCGGCTTTGGCCGGGGGCTTTGGATCATCTGCTGCGGGAGGGAGTTTCCTTTCGGGCATGGGGGCCGGGGTCAGTAGCGCGGCGTCAGGACTATCTACTGCCTGGAGCGCGACCATGGCCGGTAACTTTAGCCAGGCCGCCAGCACCATCGGCAACACCTTTGGCGCGGCTGGCGCGGCTGGCGGAGCGACCGTTGCTCCAGCAGCGATGGCCTCGAGCGGCGCAGTACTGGGTGGCGGAACCGCAGCCACCAGTGCGGCAGGCGAAACTCTTGCGGGCGCGGGTGCAGGCGGAGGCGCGGGCGCAAGCACAGGCACCGGTATAAGCACGGGCGCAGGAGCCGGGGGATCAGCAGGTATAAGCACAGGCGCGGGAGCCGGAGGCTCAGCCGGGGTTACCGGCGTAGCAAACCCAATTGGCGCAAATATTGGCGCTAATATCCCAGCGGGGTTGGGTGGGTCAAGCGCACCCGCTGCCGCCGGTGGTTGGTTCTCCAATCCTTTGGTCCAATACGGCACTGTTGCTGCCGGGACGCAAGTGGTCGGCGGCATGATCGCTGGCGCAAACCAGCAAAAAGCTCAACAAGAGCAGCGCCAGTACGAAGCCGAGACCCAAGCGCGTTTGCGCCAAGAAGCCTACGATCGGTACAACACCAACGTTGGCGACACTCTGTGGAACGTGCAACGTCCTCCGCAAACGGCAGGCTACACACCATATTGGGCACAACAGAATCAAGCCCAGCCTACTGGTTTAATCAACCGCAACATGCCAACCGCTCAGATGCCTCCAGGGTATGGCGTCGGCCGTCTGCCACCCGGCTACGCATAAGGGGTAAATCATGGACTTCAAGCCTTTTATAGAGCGCGCCAGAGAGATGTTGGCGTCGCAACAGGCTGCCGACGCCGCTGCGGCTGAAGCCAAAAAGGCCGAACCCTACGAGCGTTTGTGGGGCCAAAACACGCCCCCGCCCATGCTCCAAGACATGGACTCGGGCACGGCTTGGTGGAAACCACCGGAGCTGAAAGGTTTGATCAGCAGCAACATTCGCGGGTATTGAAACATGCAACGCCCCGGCATTGACCCATCAGTGGTTAGATCAATGGCTCCAACGCCAGCGATGGATTTATCTTCTAGCACCAATTCGATGAACGTGGCTGGCGTGCAAACAGGCCAGGGTCCGGGGAAACCAACCACGGGCGGGTTGACTGCCGAGCAACAAACCAGGGATCGCCCGCAACCAGGGGCAATAGCAACTAACACCTATCAGCAGTCGGGCCAAAAAGGTTTGATTTCAAAAACGATGCAGCTCACCAAATAATCAAAAGGACACATCATGGACGGAATAATTTCAAAGCAAATCCCCACTGGCCAAATGGCCGACCAGGGCGGTGACGAATCTCAAGCAGACGAAAACAATCCTCAGTTTCTTCAAGCGATGAAGTTTGCTTTGCAGGTGATGTACAAGGAAGGCGCTGCAAAAGACATTGCCGAGCAGCTGCGCACATCTCCCGACAAGCAAGAGGGCCTGGCCACTATTGCTTACGAAATCACCAGCGTGGTGGACGAACGCACCGGTGGCAAGGTTCCCCGTGAGCTTGTTGCTTTGCTGGCCATGGCCATCTTGAAAGAAGTGATGGACATTGGCCAGGCTGCAAAGATGGACATCAGACCGGAAGAAGCTGCTGGCGCGTTCAAGGATATGCTGCTGCGCTACCTCGGTGAGAACGGTGTCGACACGACCCAGTTGCAGCAAGGCATGGACCAAATTGATCCTGCCGTCTTCACCCAATAAGGAGCGAGAACATGTCTGACGCATTGATGTGGGCCGGTTTTGGCAAAGGGCTTGCCGATGCGGGATCAACCATGGCCAGCTTCTTGATGAAGGCCGAGATGGCCAGAGAAGATCGCGAAGCTCGAATGACACTTCGCCGCGAGGAGTTGGCCTATCGTGAAGCGAACGACTTGGCCAATCGTGAATTTCGCGAAAGCCAAAACGCGCTTTACAAAAAGGCTGTCGGCGCAGGTGGCAGCAGTGGCGGCGGTGGCAAGGGCGGTATCGCCCTGGAAGACTTGAGTCCAGGGGGTAAAGCTGAAAGCATAATTGCCATGAATTCCGGCATGACTTTGCCGGACTATCAAAGATTTCGCAAGGCAGACACGACCGGCGATTTCACCCCATTTATGAAAGACGAGATTGACATTGGCCCTTCTGGAGAAGAGTCTACGGTCTCAAGGTTGCCGCCGCAATTCAAAGAGTACGCCGATGCAAAGCGCAAACAGATCGGCGCGATCATCGAGTCCTACGCATTAGGTCCAGCTTTTGACGATGTCCAAAAGGGCCGTCAGACGGGCCTCATAACCAGCATTGGGGAAAAGGCGTACACGAATCCAGAAACTGCGCCCGTCGGCGGCCAGGCTGTTGCGGTCATGGGCGGCAAGCCTTTGGCCAACGTCGAAGGCGGCATGTTGTACAACCAGTACACCGGCAAGAGCGAGGTCACGCCTGTCGGCCAATCGCAGATCACCGAGAACGTGGCGCAAGCTGGTGCTCAGGGCGCGCTGGCCAAGAAGTACGGCGCAGAAATTACCAAGATCGCGGCCGAGATTGAAAGCGGCATGTTCAACCGCAAAGGCGCTGATCGGTTGACGACCATGGTCAACTCTGCCAACACCACGATCAAGTCGTTGACTGAAGGCGACAAAGGCAAAACCCCAGAAGCCAAAGCCGCATGGCAGCGCCAGTACGACGACGCCGTTGCTTTGCGCGACAAGGCCATGTCTTTGCTCAAAGGGCAGATGGACGAGAAGACCCCGCCCAAGCCTGAGCCTGGTGCGCCCAAAGCCGAGGCAGCGCCCACAGTTAAAACCTTACCCGCTGGCGCAACTCTTATTGGAAAGAGCAACGGAAAGAATGTGTATGCATTGCCTGACGGCACAAGATACATCCAAAAATAATGGCCTATCAACTTTTTAACGGCCAGCTAGACGACGAAGAAGGCCCCGGCTATGCCCTTTTCACGGGCGAGTTAGACACGGGGAAGCGTGAGTTGCCGGAGGGCGTTCGCCCTTCTGAGGCAGGGGGCGGTCGAGGTTTTGTAAATCCACCGGTTATCGATAACCGAAGTCTCATCCAGCGCGTTGGTGATTTCCTCAAGCCGGAATCTAAGAGCGTACTGGAAACCACGGCGTTTACACCGCAAGAAAAGCAATCCGAAATCGATCGTCGGTTGTCGTATGGCGCAGGACCAATCAGCCAAGGGACCGCAGCAAAAGCTGACCTTTTGCGCAGCGGCATCCTGACCACTGAAGACAAGACGGTCCGAAAGACGGCGGCCGGAATGGCTGAAAAAAAGGCCCCTTCTTTTGCTGATCTGATTGAGCGCGCAAACAACCCGGTCAACGTGCGGGCTGCGCGAGACGCCAAGGCCGATGAATTCCGCACATTTGGCGAATGGACGATTGACCAATTGGCAGGACCCTTGGCCCAAGGCGCAGTAAGCCTGGTCCAACTTCCGACCAACATCGTCGCTCCTGGCAGCTCGCTGGCCCAGACCTTGCGCGAGACGCAAAAAGAATTGCAAGCGCAAGAATCAGATGTGATGAAAGCCCAGCGCGATCAGATGCGCGAACGCGTTCAAAGCGAAGAGGGCTTCTTTGGCAAGTACCTTTCAACAATTGAAAGCCTGGTGACCAACCCCGCGCTTGGCCTTTCTGAAGCAGCCAAACAGGTGCCCAACTTCTTGGGCATTATGGGCTTGGCTAAGGTCGGCACTGCCATTGCCGGTGGCGGCGTTGGCGTGGCCACCAGAGTCAGCCCAGCCGTTGCGCTCAGCGAAGCCATCAGTGGCGGCGCGCTTCAGGTAGGTGCTCGGGCCGCTGGCGCAACCGCTGGTGGTTTGACAGCCGCCACGGTGATGACCGCTGGCGATGCTGCTGGCAACGTCTACGAGAAGCTGATCGACCCTAAGCAAACGCCGCCTAGCGTTTGGCAAGAAAACCCAGACTACCAAAAACTGATTGCAGAAGGCAAGACGCCTGCGGAAGCGATCGACGAGATTGCCACAGCCAAAGCGCGCTTGGCCGCAATCATCACTGCCCCTCTGGGCGTTCTTGGTTTCATGGGTGCCGAAGCGGCCATAGTCGCCAGGGGCGCAGGCAAAGCTTTGACCAGCGTGGCCACTCCCAGGGGTGCGGCAAAGCTGTTTGGCAAAGAACTTATCGGTGAACAGTTTGAAGAGGGCGGCACCCAGCTGGGCGCTAACATCATCGCGCAAACGGTTAACAAAGAACAAAAGCTCTTAGAGGGCGTGCCTGAAGCGATGGCCACGGCCGCCGTTACCTCGGCCCCGTTCTCAGCCGTTGCTGTTGGCCAGCAAGTGCGGGACGCTTTAAACCGCCCAGCCGCACCGTTTGACATTGTTGGCGACACCCTTGCCCGGCGCGCTCTCGATGTCCAGTCCTACGACGACAACATCATCAGCCCCACCCAGACAGCCAAGATCGCCCAGGCTCAGCAGGACCTTGGCCAGGCCAGCTCTGCGGCTGACGCAGTGGCCGCCGCCGAAAACCTGGCAGGCTCAGTGGACGAGCTTCTGGTCCCAGGCACCGCCATAACGCCGCTGCCGCGCATCGAGCCAACCTTGACAGGCGATCTGTTGCCGGTGCCTGGCCGCATCGAGCCAACCCTGACAGGCGATCTGCTGGCCCCAATCCCTCGCCGCGCTGAGCCGATCCCCGGTGTCGATCTGCCGCCGGTCAACGCCCAAGTCGAACAACAATTCGGCCTGGACAAACTGCGCCTGAACGCCCCGCGCCCCCAGCGCATCCAGGGCGAGCCTGTCGCCAACCTTACTGACGACCAGCTGACAACCATTGCCGGTGACGAAACCGTGCCAGCTATCACCAGGCGCAGTGCTGCCATCGAGATAACGGCCCGCCAGGCTGAGCAAACGGCCCAGCCAGCCCCGATCGCGGGCGCGCCCTTAGCTACCCCTGACCAAGCCGCTCAGCCCGTTGTAGGGGCTCCTATCGAAAGCAGGACTTACACTGCCGAGGGGCTTGGCAAGTTGCGTTTGGGTGACCGGCGCACTTTGTCCCAGCAGTTTGATCAGGTGGAGAACCAAGATGGCTCAGTTACTTTTACCCCCAAGCCCGCTGCCCAAGCGGCCGCCCCAGGTGCCGCGCCTGTTGCAGGCGGATTCATCTCCATCCCTGAAACACAGGCAGTGTCTGACGCCGCAGCTCCGACAGTGGCAGGACTCCCTGACGCCAACAGAGCGAGAGCAGCTGCACAAACAACTCTCGACAGATGGGCTTCTTCCAATGGTGTAGAAGCGCCCCAGCTCAACGCTCCCGCGCCCGCGCAGGAGGCTGCGGTCAACGAGATTGCCAGTGCTTTGAGCAGCCAGTTTGGTGGACGCCTTGTCGCGTTTACTGACCCCAGCCCCACGTCTATCAACGGGGTTGCAATTGGCGGGACCGCGTTTGTCAACACCTCTGGCGATGTCAACGTCTTGCGTACGGGGTTGCATGAATTCAAGCACACGGTTGAACAGATTGCAGCAGCCGAGACCTCGGCTGGCCTGACCGACACACCGGCCCAGAAATTCACGGCCAGCATCGACAGTGTGTTTGACGACATCACCGACGAGGGCAAGCGCGCCTATATTGAGAACTTCTTGCACCGCGATGAGCTGGTCGGAATCGCCGACCCAGTCGCGCGCGAGCAGCGGGTGCAACAGCTTTTGACCAGTGATAATTTGAAGTCGGAGATGACTGCCGACTTCTTGGGCAACCGAGCAACTGACAAAGCATTCTGGGCCGATGTGGCCAAGGCTGACCCGCAAGGGTTCAAAGGCTTTGTCAGCAAGTGGGTCGGTATCATCGACAACCTGCTGCAAACTTTGCGCGGGTCAAAGAACCAGGGCCAAAAAGAATCGGCCAAGGTTGATCAGTACATTCGCGATTTGAATCGCGCTAAGATGGTCGCCCGTGACGCCTTGGTGGCGTACAACAAGGGCGCACTGGGAGCAGTAAATGGACAACGAATCGATGGCATCGCAAGAAGTCAAATCCAACCAGGCGTTGCAGGCGCAATTGGACAACTATCTGAGGAAGGTGGGGGCGGTCCGGCCCCTAACTACGGAACAGCCCGCCAAGGCGCGGTCTCCGTCATCGGCCGACATTACTCAACGGCCCCCCGTCAATCGTTAAATGGAGCATATTATGGCCGTGGTCTCAAAGGTGCAGAACGCAATCGCTTGGACAGTAGCCCTGATCCGAGGCTCAAAAACCGGATTTACTTCTATGTTGACAAGGGGGCAGGCATCCGCCCCGAAAGCGGGGTCGGTGGAGTCGCCCACGAAGTCCGACTCAACAACGTCTACGACCCCGAAACGCGACTAATCAAGACGCAAGCCAACGCCAACGCGTTTGAGTCAGCAGTAATCAACGCGGGTTTTGACGGATACATTGCGCCGTTTGGGAACGACCAAGCAGCCGTTGTGCTGCTGGGCATGAAGCACAAGGCCGTGCCGGTGCGCATGCTTGGCCAGGTTCCCTCGGCGGCCGCACCTGAAGCTGCCGCGCCTACCAAGCTGACCAAGGGCTTGCTGTCACGCGAAGCAAACGCGATCGACGTGGCCAAAATCCCTGGCGCTCAGGTCCGCATGGGCAACCTGGAAATCCCAGCCGATCAGACCGAGGCAGCCAACACCGAGCTGGAGCGGATCGGCAGTGACGTGCGCTTTGCCAAGAAGCAACAAGCCCCGTTCGTTGGTCCGCCAGTGCCCAAAGACTTCGGTGTCTACCAAGACGTGGCCAAGAGCCTCAAGATGTCAGACGCTGAGTACAACGCATCGGCCTTGCCGATGATGACCGGCCTGACCAAGGACCAGACATTCCAGGCCCCTCGAATTGGAGGCGTGCCGGAGGTTGTCCAGTGGCTGGACGCAAGGCGCGCTGAATCTGGTTTGCCCATCCTCGACATCAAGAAGCCGGAAGACCGCGAGGTCCTGGCCAAGCTGCTGTCGGCCGAAGCTGTTGCTGCAATCCGCAGCGCAGGCAATGCGGTCGAGTGGTACGACGAGACCGTGGCAAAAACGCTGCGGATCATGGCGGTCAAATACCCAGAGCTGAACACCGACCCAGCCGCACGCAATGCGTTTTTGATGGCCGTGGCCATATCGTCCCAGACGATGAACGTCGAGGACAACTTGCGCTATGCGTCCAAGCAGTACGAGGCTTACAGGGCCTCGGTAAATGCGCAAGGCGTGGGCAAATTCCCAGAGGTGGGCACCGGCAAATCCGCGCCAGCGATGGGCAACAACTTTGCTTTGGCCAACGACGTGTTGGCCGAGATGGGACCCGACCTGTTGCGCAGATTCTTGCAAACCGAATTCACCAAGCGCGACCTGGAGACCATGGGCTTTCCGATCGGCGGCGAATCGATGGACGAGAAGATGCTGGGGTCTGCGATCTTTGGACCCAAGATCGGCTTTGGCTTTTACTCGAACCTCACCGGCAACTTTGAACCGGTCACCATGGACATGTGGTTCATGCGCACTGTCGGCCGCCTGGCCGGTACGCTGCCAGCGTTTGACCCGGTCCTGTTCCCCAAGCAAGTGGCCAAGCTGCGCGCTGCCCTGGCCGAGACAGGGCCAGCATCCGTGGGCTTGTACGCCGACCAGTTTGACAAGGCTACGGTCGACGAAGCGATGAAGACCGACGCGGGTGCCGTTGCTTTGGCGCGACAGGTCAACAGCCTGCACAACCGCCAATTCATCAAGGAACGTGCCGCGTTTGACTCCGGCGCTCGCAAGAAGACCGCCCTGGTTGGCGCGGCTGGTGCAATCATCAAGTCTGCCGAGAAGCCAAAAGACGCCCCCAAAAGCGGTGGCGAGCGCCAACTTCTGAGAGACGTGGTCCGCCAGATGGTGGACAAGGTCGAAGCAGAGACCGGCAAGCGCGTACCGCCCGCAGCTTTGCAGGCTTTGATCTGGTATCCAGAACAAGAGCTTTACAAAAAGTTGGGCGTAAAGCTGCGAGTCACTAGCCAAGACTACGCAGGTGCGGCAAAATCGCTCCTCACGAAAGAAGGTTTTGATGGAAAACGAATCAGCGCAGCAGCCAAATCTGGACCAGGACCAACACGACAAGTGGCTGGCAAGTCGGTCGCGGGAGCAAATAAGCAGGCTGGCCAGCCGAGCAGCCCAAGCGGCCCGCTTGGCGGAGCAGACCGGCAAACTTTCATCGAGCAACGAACTTACCGAGTCCGAGCCGACGAAGTAGTAGGCCAGTCTCTCGAAGACATATTCCAGGCCCTGGACAAACGGGGCCTGGCAAAGACCAAGGCCGAGGTTGCATACACCGCACGGCCAGACGGCCCTCAAATCAAATACATCCAGGATAATTGGCTCGACATTCTGTCAGAGCTGGATGACTCTGGCCTGGTTAAGATTAACTGCAAATAAGGATTCGCCATGTTGCCCAAAATGATCATCTCCCAAGAGTGCAAAGACATGCTGGACGACGCCGTTCATTCAGAACTCTATGCGTCAAATCTCTACAAGCACGTCGCCAACGAGCTGCAACGCCTTGGTTATTTCGGCGCAACCAAATTCTTTTTGAAAGAAAGCGCCGACGAGCTGGTGCATTACCAGCTGCACGTTGAATTCCAAAACGACGTGGGCACCGTGGCCAAGGTCCCGATGATCGAGGCCATGAACGACCCGATCAAGAGCTTGAGCGATGCGATCGAGACCGGGTACGAGACCGAGCTGGAGTTGTACAACGACTACAAGAAGTGGTACGGCCAGACCAGCGACGACCCCGTTGTTCAGCAATTCCTGTTGCAGTTTTTGGAATTTCAACGCACCAGTGTCGGCGAGTACGGCGACTTGTTGTCTCGCATCCAGCTGATGGATGGCGACAAAGCGGGCATGCTTTTGATCGATCAAGAATTAGGCGGTTAATCACATGGCCAACTGCACGTATCGGTTCACCGACGCGGACGGCAATGAGCGCGTTATCGAAGGCCAAGCCGCGTTCAAAGCGTACCTAGTTGACGGCGGCTTGCAGCACCTGCTGCCCGGCCCCAAGGTGGCGCTAAGCATGCGTGAGCGTTTGCCCAGCCTGACGCCTGAAGACATCCTCAATCCCGAAACAATCGCCGAGGCCAAGGCCGCGATTGCCAAATACAAGAAGGCCGAGCCGGTCGACCCGCTCACGCCAGAGGAACGCGCCATGGGCGGGGAAATGCTCGCGCCCATGTTCGAGGCTGCAAGGCGCAACAAAGCATCTTTTGATGCTGAGCTTGACCGGATCGCTGAGGAAGTCAACGGGTACGCCAAAAAGCCTGGCATCAAAAAGCCATACCGCGCCGTCATCAAATTGGTCAAAGAGCAAGACTGGTTGGCCGACACAATGCGTGACCTGCTTCGCGGGACCATAGCTGTCAGCAGCATTGAAGAAGCCCAGCAAGTGATCAACAAGATCGGCCAGGTCTACAAATTCGATCGAATCAAGAACCGGCTTGCCGAAGACATCAATACGCCGGACGGGGAAGTCCTACCTGGCAAACCCCTGGAGACTGGGTACCAAGACATACTGACAAACGTGGTTTTGCCTGACGGCACTATCGCTGAGATTCAGATCAACACGCCAGAGATGCTGGCCGCCAAAAACTTGGGCCACGAGATTTATGCGTTTGAACGTGAGATGCCGCCAGGGGCTTTGAAGACCAAGATGGTCGACCTTCAGATGAAGATTTATTCTGAGGGGTATGGGTTCTTCTTGCGCAGGCTTGAGACCTCGTTGAACAAAGTCTCGAAGGCAGCTTCAGAAATCTCGCTTGCGTTTTCTCGCACATCGGAGGGGTTGCGCGGCGAGGGGCCTGGTGTCCAAGCCGTGGCCGAACGCCAGCCGGAAGAGACGGTCACAGGAATATCTGACCAGTCAAAGAACCGGGTTCCGGGTGGCAGGGATTTGAAGTCGAAGGCCATATCTCCAAGTATACCCGAAAGCATTGGTATCAACGTCAATCAGGACGGAGAAAACCGATATGCTGACAAAATTGTTGACGGGGAAAAGACACTTGAAACCAGGGCGTCGGATTCGCTCCGCCCCTATGTTGGAAAACGGGTCGCCATTGTGCGTACCGGGGACGGTCCGGCCAAAGCAATTGGCGCGGTGACGATTGGCGAGCCTATCAAAGTCACCACACAAAAACAGTTTGACCAATACCGCGACCAAAGCCTGGTGCCCAAAGACTCCAAGTTTGACATCGCTCCAGGGGGCGTCAAATATTTGTACCCCCTGGAAAACCCTGTGCGTTATGAGACTGAGCGAGACGTTGGCCTGGGTATCGTAGCCCGTAAAGTAATTGCACCTAGCTTCAGTCGACGAGAGCAGAAGAACGCCGAAGCCAGCCGCGTGGCCAACACCGATGCCGATCGGTTCAAGCGCACCGAACAGCTTCAGCAAGCCGTCACCGACTTGCAAGACGGCAAGATCACACGCACCGAATACAACCGCATGGTCGACGAGCTGCGCCCGGTCTACCCCTACGCCAAGGTGCCAGCCATCACGACGCCCAAAGACGCACGCTATGCCCTGGCAACAGGCAAGGGGCAAAGCCCAGAGAAGGCGGCCCAGTACGGTGTTCCGTCCATGAACTTGAAGCGTGGCGATTGGGCGCAACTGCGCTTGGACATTCCGTCCTATCAATTGCACGACACCTGGGTGGTGACTGTGCACACACCCAAGTCCACCAACCGGGAAGTGCAAGCGGCATACGACGCTGGCACCAGATTGGGCTATGAGTCCGTGGCTGCATTGACAGACGTGACCTTTGGCATGAACCAAAGGGCCGCAACCAAGATCGCCCAGGGCACGTCCAAGGGCACGATCGCCACCATGCTTGGCAAGTGGTCACCTATCAGCAAGGCCGACGCCAAAGCCCGCGCTGACGCGGCGCTGAACGATCCAGACTGGGTGCAGGTGGGCATGGACCCGTTCCGCCACAGTTACTTCTACAACCGCGACAGCATGCAGCCGGTCGTTGGGGCCGATGAGGTGATCCAGATCGGCCCCCTGGTCCTGGCCAAGAACCCCAGATACAGCGAGGACGTCGATATTACCGGTGCCCCTTTAGCCTTTAGCAAGCGCGAAGAGATCGTCCAGATTGCGGACGACGCTGCGCGCCAAGAGGTGTTCCTCCAGCAAAAGGCCGAGGACGCCGGGTACAAAACCATCGACGAATTCGTTGACAAAGATTACGACAAGTTTATCGAAGCCGCTACACAGTGGCGCGAAGAGAACCCGGCCGAGATGATGTTCCAGAAACGTCAGACCGAGACACCAGAATTCAAACGCTGGTTTGGCGACAGCAAGGTGGTGGATGACCAAGGCAAACCGTTGGTGGTTTACCACGCCACAACCAAAGACTTTGACACTTTCGATACGACGCGCCGCGCGCTTGCTGGAGAGGGGTCATTCTTTAGCCCAACTCCTGCCAACAATTTTGCTCGCGGAGATGGCGGCAACATAATGCCTGTGTATTTGTCTTTGAAAAACCCCAAAATCCTGAATTACGGGCGCGACAGCGATGACATTCTTAAACAGCAGTTCATTCGAGAAGGCTATGACGGCGTGCTCTTAAAGAACGAAGGCAAGATTTACACGGCCGTTGCTTTCTATCCCGAGCAAATCAAGTCAGCCATCGGCAACACCGGCGCGTTCGATGAAAACAACCCGGACATCCGCTTGGCTCAGCGCCAGCCTGTCGGCAAAGAGACCGAGGGCTGGATATTCAGCCGCGATGAGTTGGGTCGCTTCCGATTCGGCGCAGGTGCGAAAGCCTATCGATACGCAGCGGACGTGGCCAACACCGTGCTTGATGCCATCAACTTGAAGCCCGTCAGCCCTGAGCTGTCGCGCGCTTTGCGCAAGATGAAGATGGAAATCGAGAAGGCCCAGAACCTCACGGTTGACGTGGCCAAGAATCTCAAAGACCTGCCTGAACAAGAGCGCCAGATGATCAGCGATGTGATCGAGGGCGAACTCAAGCGCGGGTCCAAACCGCCCAAGCATGTGCTTGACCTGGCAGCATCGATGCAGTCGATCATGTCCGAACAGACGGCAGAGCTAGTGCGCCTGGGCATGCTCTCACCCGAGGCCGCTGGCCGCTGGGACGGCAAGTACCTGCCGCGCTTCTACGAACAAAAGCTCGGAGACGAAACCAAAGCCTGGATGAAAGCGGTCAAGAATTTGCTTGGCCGCAAGAAGACCATGCAAGGCATTGGCGGCAGCAGTCTCAAAGCTCGCGGCATGTTTGAGACCGTGCCGGTCGATGACCTGGCTGATTGGGAAAGCGAAGGCTGGGAAGTGCGCGACCCGGACTTCGACCCGGCAGTCAACGACACCATCACAGTGTGGCGTGACTACACCCGCAAAGAACGCGACGACATGGGCGAGATTCGCGACTCCATGTTTCGCTTCGTCATGGGCTACAACAAGAGCCAGCGCGACATCGCACTGGGCCGTTTGTACGAAAGCCTGGCCACCAACTACGCCAGCCGCACAGAGCAGCCTGGCTATGTCAAGGTGCCTGACACCAAGATCGAAGACACCATGGTCCCCCGCTACGGCAAGATCGCCGGTAAGTGGGTGCCCAAAGAAGTGCTCGACCAGCTCAGCGCGTTTGACTCGTCCATGCAAAACGACTTGACCAAGATTTACCTCAAGGGCTTGTCGATGTGGAAAGAGGGCAAGACCGTTCTCAACCCAGTGGCCCACGCGAACAACGTGCTGTCGAACTTGACGATGGCCCACTTTGCTGGCGTGTCTTATTGGGACGCGCACAAGTACATCGGCTCCATCAAAGACCTGGTCAAGGGTGACGCGATGGTCGACGAAGCCAAAGATGCTGGCCTGTTTGGTGGTACGTTCAACCGTTCCGAGCTGATCAAGGCAATGCCTGAAGAGCTGCGAGCCATGGCCCAGATGACCGAGTCACCGATTGGCAAAAACGTGGACCGGGTGTGGAATGCTTTGTCTCTGTTCTTGCGCAAGCCCATGGGCGTGGCATACGATGCAGAAGATCAATTCTTCCGATACCTGATCTACCGCGACGCTCGCGGCCGTGGCCTGGGTGTGGACGATTCGGTCGACTATGCACAGAAGTACATCTTCACATACGACGATCTGCCAAAGACCGCGCGCATCATCCGCGACATGCCGGTGGGTTTGCCGTTCTTTAGCTACACGTTCAAAGCCATCCCCGCCCTGGCCAACACAGCACTGGAGCACCCGTTCCGATACGCTGCTCCAGCGGTTGCCTTGTACACGGCCAACGCAATCATGTACTCGATCGCTGCCAGCCTGGGCGGTGGCGATGATGAGGACTGGTGGACCATCGTTCGCCGGTACGTGACCGATGACGAATTCCGTGCCCGTGTCAAAGACATGGAAAAGCAAGAGCGCAAATCCTTGCCCGAATGGATGAAGGGCGCAAGCCTGTCTCTGGGTACCCAGAAGGCGATCCGCTTGGGGACAGACGACCTGACCAACCTGCCGGTGTTCTTGGACGTGAGCCGCGTCTTCCCAGGCGGCGATCTGTTCGACGCACACAACAACGCTGGCGGCATCCCGCTGCTGGCTCCGCTCACGCCCAACAACCCGGTGCTCACAACGGCCGCAGCAATGCTGTTCAACAAGGACACGTTCCGCAACAAGGACATCGTCCTCAAGAGCGACACCGATGCAGAGGCTGCAAAGAAACGTGCGGCTTGGATGTGGAAGCAGGCCAGCCCTGCGATCGCCGTGGGCAACACCCACTTCGAGCGTGCCATGAACGTGATCGCCAACAGCACCGGCCAGTCTGTCAATGTGGGCCTGGCAGAGTACACCGGCATTGGTGCAGATGGCTTGCCCATTCAACCCAAGTACGCAGCGATGCAGACCGTGGGTATCAAGGCTCGCCCGATCGACTTGGATACAGCAGAGAAGATTCAGGCGTCACAGACCAAGGCCATGATCCGAGAGCTTGAGCTTGAGATCAGAAAACTCACACGCTTGGAGTCCAAAGGCGCGATCACCAGCGAGGCGTCCGAACGCGAGAAAGAAAAGCTGCGCGAGAAGCGCACCAATTTGCGTCAAGGTCTCACGGTCGAAGGCGAAGAGAAGGACTAAATCTTGGTGTTGCGAAACGCGGCCGCGAGGTCCATCATGGCCCCGCGAAAATCGTCATCGGTTTCAACTTCACGGCCGCGCCAAAATAAACGGCCGTCGGGTCCGATGCGAATCACTTCGACGGCAGGCTCTTTCTTAATCGCATAGCTCTTGGCCTCAATCTCTTTCCAGGCTTCTTCTTCAGGATCGTCGATCATCTCGTTCTCCTTAATCTGTTGTTTACGCCAGCCGCTCATTCGTATGTAAAGCTGGACGTGTCGCCCAGCCGCCACTTCGCGTGCTGCTCGACTCGGTACTTTTGCGTGGCCACTTTGAAGTCGGGAAACTTCATTTCGGCCGGGTTGAACGCTGGGTCGTAAAACCGACAACGGTTGTTTGGCTGCAATGCGAACTGGCCATTGTCGAGCTTCAATAGGTTGTAGCTCTTGTGCTCGTCAACCGTCTCGCTGAAACCAAAGTCAGGTATGCGCGGGTCAGGGCTGCAAGTATCAAGCGTAAACATGTACTCGCCGCCGTAGGTCTTTTTGTCCTTGGCAAAGAACTCAGCGCGCAGGCCCTTGAGCAAGGGCTTGTCAACCACGGTGACGTGGTAGCTCAACGCGTCCCAAATTTGCAGCACGTCCAGTGGCAGGTCTTCGTCCACCGATGTTTTGGGTGGGTGAATAAACGCACTGATCGGCAGCTTGTCATAGAGCGCGCCGTACTGGGGCAGGTATGTCTCAAAGCGAAAGGCTTCGCCCTTGATTGACTTGACGCTGCACCAGATGCCTTCGACCAGCGGCGCGTCGGCAGGGCACTGGAAGTCGTAGAGGTACTCGGGGCGCACGAGCACTTTGACTGGGGGTAATGGGCAAACAAAATTCATTTCTTTTTCCTTGTTCGTGAGCCTCCGAGCTTGCACTCTTCGACTCGTTCAACTGTATTAAACCGATGCATGTTGGCGCATTCATATCGCCGTCTCGTTGTGTTGTCTTCGCGCTTGCGAGATTCTTTTACGATGGTCCACGTTCCGCATTCTGGACATTTCATTTTGCACAACTTGCCATGGCCAACAGAGTCAGCCCAATTGTGATGATTACCAAGATAAACACGACACGGGAATCTTCTGGGCGATCTGATTGGCACGCACAGAGCTGGCCACTGGCGTCATAGCCCGTGCCAAAACACCGGGTGCACCGTGTCTTCTCTTTGCGCAAAGGACAGTCACGCCCTTGTTTGCAGTTGCCAAACTCGTCGCAGCAATTCATGTCTCTTCCTCCAGTGGGATGTCGCGCCATTCGCCAACAGTTTCAATATCTTCAATTACCCACCATTGCTGGAGGATGCGAACCACAGGGCCGTAGCTAACAGTCCCATCTGGGCTTGTGCATATATTGAATGGTCGCTCTACAAAGCGCAGTTTTGGTGTTGGTGTCATGCTTCCCTCGCTTTCAGCATTGCGTCTGCAACTTGATAGGCCCATTCAGCGATTACTTCTCCAACGGGTTGCGATACATCGTGCATCATTCCTTGCATAGCCTTTGCCGCAAAGTCATCCTTAATGGATTGGCGAATCATCTCGTCCAACCAATCAACGCCGCTGTCGGGAACTTTCAACTTGATAGCCGCATATTGGCGCAGGGTCATGCCAGTCTGGTCCGTGCGATGCGGGTTGGGAAACGCTTGAGAGTTGTTCATTCTGATTTCTCCAGGCTCAACAGAAACAAAACACAGCAGCCGAGGTGGGCCAGGTGGGGCAGGCCGCTTTCCTGGTCATTCGCTTCGCCCTGGCTGTACGCAACCAGGTGGCGGAATGCTGCCTTCACATAACGGTCAGCAGCAACATGCTTCCAGTTGTCTCGCGCGTACTTGGCCGCGCCGAACTCCAACACCTTCACGATCTCTTCGACCGCGTCCCAAGGCAGCAGTGTGAAGTCGCGCTTGTCGCCGTCGAACTTCACGCCCACCCAACTTTTATCTATCGCGTCATCCATCAATCAATCTCCTTCATGTAGTAGGGGGTCTCAAACCCATCGCCCCTCAAAGGCAAGCCCGGTGCCCAGCCCATGCTGCGGCCCATGATCTCCTCAACTTGCTGCAATGTGCCCTGGCCATACGGCACCTCGGTCACGTCCTCATCATGCACAGTGAACAGCTGCTCGATACCCGCTTCGTCCAGCGCCAGCATCGCCTCTGCCAAGCAGTCACGCGCAATCGCCTGAGTGATGTTCTCCACCAGCTTGCCGCCATAGGTGGCCAGCCTGGTCCACTGCTTGGTCTTTTGGTCCATGCCCTCGTATGTCAAGGACCCCTGGCTTGCCACAACAAACTGCCCGCCCGTGCTGGTCTCGCGCATCAGGTCCTGGGCTTCGATGCGCGGCTTCACGTAGAACAGCTCGCGCCCTGACGGCAGCCGGATCGTCAGGAACCCGGACTCCCAGGTGAATCGCAGCTCAGTGCGGCCGCCAGCGATCAACAGCACCTCACTCGTGCGTCGGCGCACGGCCTGCTTGGCCTTCTCCTCGACCGCGTACCACAGCTTCACGATCTCGGGGTTGGCCTCGCGCCAGGCCACCTTGATGGGGTCCAGCTCCTCCTCTGTCAGGCCCATGGCCAAAGCGCCCATGGTCTTCAAAGCGCCGACCCCGCCCTGGTAACCCAAAGCCAGCTCGGCGATCTTGCCCTTTTGCCGGTAGGGTGACTTCTTGCCAACCGATCCGGGTGTCAGCTTGAACATCTGTTCAGCCGAGGCTTCGTAGATTTTGCCGTGGGTGTTGAACACCTCAAGCCTCCACACGCACCAGGCCAGCCAAGCGATCACACGGGCCTCAATGGCGCTGAAATCGACTGGGATGAGCCTAGCCCCTGGCCGTGCAATAAAAGCCGTCCTGATGAGCTGTGAGAGCGTGTCAGGCACATTCCCAAACAACATCTCCAGCGATTCGTAGTCTCGCGCTTTCAACAAGTCACGAGCCAAGGCGATGTCCTTGAGTTTGTTTTGCGGCAGGTTCTGCACCTGCACGATCCGGCCAGCCCACCGGCCGGTGCGGTTGGCACCGTAGAACTGGGTCAGCCCACGCACGCAGTCGTCGATGCACATCGCCCTGGCCATGGCGTGGTACTTGGACACCGAGGTCTTGGCCAGCTCTTGTCGCAGCTCTAGGACCCGCTTGACCACGCTGCTGTCGGTGTTGGCAAGCAGGGTGGGCACGGCCTTCTTGGTCAGGTCCACGATGGTCGTGTCGTCCTCCTCTTCTTGCAGCCACTTCAAGAGCTGGTTGCGTGAGTTGGGATTGTCCAAGCCGGTGAGGCGTTCGGCTTCGGCCAGTGTGCGCTGGCGCACGATCGCATCGCACTCGATGGCAGCCTCGACCAGCTTGCGGTCCAGCTTCACGCCCTTGGTCATCATGCGGTGGTCAAGGTGCCACAGCTTCCATTCGGACTCAGGCACCGGGAACTTGGCCAGCCTTTCAGCGATGGCGTGTTCGCTCTCCACGTCGGCCGCGCAGTAGTCCTTGAACAGCTGCCACTTGGCCGGGTCATGGTGTGCGTGGTTGCGTGTGCGCCCGCCGTTGACCTTGGTCGGTTTGCAAGGCAGGCAGAAGTACCGGATGAGTGACCAGCCGATCGCCATCTTTTGCTTCTCGGGAGGCAGGCCCACGACGCGGCCTACGTCTGCGAGGTTGCCCGGCATGCCCAGGTACAAGGCGTGCACGCTTGTGCACTTCCACTGGGTCACGTCAAGCGCGCGGCCCAGGTGCCGGTTCAAACATGCCAACTCAAAGGCCGCGTTGTATGCGGTCTTTTGAATGGTCGGGTCGTCAATTGCTTCCAAGATGTGTGGCGGGATTTTCTCTCCGGCTATCAGGTCAACAACGTGCACCTGGCCGCTGCCGTACTTGAAGCCAAACAGCATGATTTGAAAGTCATTGCTCTCGGCGTACTTGTGCACGCCGCACTTCTTCAAGTCAACGCTGCTGTAGGTCTCCAGGTCAATGCGGAGGATGGTCATGCCTGTTCTTTCGTGCGCGCGACCTTCACGCGGATTTGGCCCTCGCCAAGGTAGTACATCAAATGCGTCAGGAAGTCCTGCCGCATGTTGGTGGTGTCGATCTCGATGGTGGCTTCTTTGTACAGCACGATGCCGTCGGTGACCACCTTGGGGTTTTCGTAGGTGACCATGTGCTTGTGCACACTGAAGGTCGGGAGGTCTTCAGTCATGGTCATTCCGCTGGCCTCGTGTCGATGAACACCGGGGTCAAGTCACCCATCCAGGCACCGATCGTGTTGAACTCGAAGAACTCTTCGGCGTCTTCGCGGGACATGTCTCGCGCCAGAATGTCAATCACGATGGTGCGGTCGTAGGCAACCACCGGGTCCATGCCAAACCTATAGGTTACGCCGATGATGGCTTCATCGAAATCTTTGGGTTCCAAAAAGATCGCGTTCTCCATCTCGTCCATGATCCGTTCACGAGTTGTCATGTTGATCCAGCCTTTCCAATAGCTTGACGATCAACGCTTCGTAATGGCGTATCAAAATCCATAGGTCTGCCTCCGGCATTCTGTTCTCCTGGTTTACTGTTTGGTGAAGGTGGTCCCTCACCAAAAAGCCCCCGTCTTTCCGGGGTGTCATCGCGCCGGTGCTCATAACACCGGGTGTTGCGAAACTTACTCAGCCTCTAGGGCTGGCGCTTGAGCTGCGTTCAGGCGTTCGATCTCTTTGATAAACTGATTTCTAGTTTGATCAAAAAGGTCATAGCCTTGCTCGATGGTCAGCTTGCGAAGCGATGCAAGCATCAGCTCTGCGCCTGCGGGTGTGAACTGTAAAGTCACAATGGGTTGGACTTGTTCAGTCATTGATTATTTCTCCTGGTTGCGCGGGCATACTTGTCCGCATTACTTCCACACTGTTTGGCCCAGCATGCGTGGTGTACGTACCCTTACCCCACTTACCGCCAAGCCACGACCCTAACCCGCTCTGAATGTCTTTTGGTTCAAACTTCCCAAATTTGATTTCTTGCACCTCACCGATCTTTGCGTCAAGATTAAACTGCTCTTTGTAAAAAGCTCTAATCTCTCCGTGTGAAAACCGGCGATTCGCCTGGCGTTTAGTCTTGTTCTTGACTTCCAGGGTTCCAAACTCTTCGCCATCATCAGTGATGATTTTAAATTTACAACCCATTGCATCAAGCAAAGTTACGGCGCGTTGCACCTCTCGCAGCTGGACCACTTTCATTTTAATTTCCTCAGTTTAAAAAGTCGTCTTCGACTGCGGTGAAGTCGTCTTCGGCACGGGCACGGCCAGACAGTGAATCTCCGTCTGCCAATTTTTGCACGTTGTTCAAGCCAGCAGCAATGCCCTTGTTGCCGTCAACGCTGTACGCATACAGGTTGATTGACACTCGCGCATAGCAGCCGCTGTAAACCTCGGACTTATCCATGATGGGGTTCAATTGCGCATCTACAACCCCTGGCTTTTGGCCGCTGTTGCAGTTGACAAAGAAGTGACCCTTGTACTCAGGGCTTTTTTCAACGTCACGGTCCGTGTCGCCATCGCGCAGCGGCGTCTTGAAGCTGGACAAGAACTTGCCGCCCCAGGTCGTCGATGCTTTGGGGTCAGTCTTCACTGCCTCAATCGCGCCCTTGATTTTGTCAAGGGTTGCTTTGTCAGACTTGGGGATCAAGATCGCGGTGCTGTACTTGCCCTTGTCGTTCATCTCAAAAACGCTGACGTATGACAAACGCACTTTGCCGGTGATGACCTTGGTCGCATTGGTGGTAGTAGCCATTTCTGGTTTCCTTATTTACTGATTTACGAAAAATCCTCAGCTGCTGACGCAGCCGAAGCAAGTGCCGGTCTTTTATCGCTCTCCGGTACGAGCGTGGGTTTACCTTCGGGCTTGACGATCAGACCGCCCAGCACCTCGATAAACACCTTCTTGCCGATCGCTTTCTCCATGGCAGTGATGCCAAGAAGACTGCGCTCGAACATGATCTCTTCAGGTACGCCCGCAGCCTTGAGCTTGGCGGCCACTGCATCCTGGTCACTGTATTTGCGATTGCTTCGACCCTCAACCAGTTTGAAGCCAGGCACCACGTTGTTGTGCTTGGTCGCTTGCTCAAGTGCGTATGTCTTCAGATCGTTGAACCAATCGATCACCATGTCCGCTTTGGGCAGCAGCTGCGCGATGCGCTCAGGTGACAAGGTGTCCGGTGTGGGCGGGGTAGGGTCAGCAAACTCAGCCTGGGCCACTGCGATGGCCTGCTCTGCGCGGGCTGGGCATGTGTAACGTGCCTTGCAAAAGCAGCTGGTGCAGTGGTCGCCTGCAACGAACTCGCCCTTACCCTCCCATGCCAGCTTGGCCAAGGGCTTGACCTCGTATGTGGCCCAGTCAAGCAGCTCCTCGATGGGCAGCTCTTCGGTGCCAAAGTTGTTGAGCCTTGGCTGCAACACGGTCATGCGCACACGGAAGATGTCGTACAGATGGCACAGCTCATTGAACGCACCAAGCCCGTACAAGCGCAGCTGGCTGTTCTTGATCGGGTCAACGTAGATGCCCTTGCCGTACTTCAGGTCCATCACCTCGACGCTGCCGTCGGTGACGATCACCAAGTCGCCAGTGCCGAAGCCTTCCGGCACCCACAGGCTGAAGTCAAGACGACGCTCGACCATGATGACCGGGTCTTTGCAGTGCGCTCTCGCGTCCTCGATCCGCTCGATGGCATAGTCCACAGACGTGGCCACATGGTCTCGCAGCTCTTGGCTGTCAAAGTGCATGAGGTCTGCGGGTAGCGGCTCGATAGGGCGGCCCAGGTAGCTCAGCATCTCCTGCTCAAAGACCGCGTGTGCAAAGGTCCCTTCGCGTGCAACGTCACTGCCCTCGTCGGCGAACTGCGACTCCAGGTTTGCGCTGGGTGTGCACGTCATCCACTTCTCACTGCCTGATGCCGATAGCTTTGCGTGTGCTGTCATTGGTTGCCTTCTTTGCACTTGTGCTCTTGAGCTTGTGCTTTGTTTTGAAAATAGGTGTTGCAGTCAGTGCAACGCCACACCTGGCCAACCGTCACTTTCGTGCGGTTGCCCGACTCGCGCATCTGCCAGGTGCGGACCAGCTCAATCACACCGGCGCGCCTTCAATCTCGGGGTCCATGCCGTTGTACCAAGCGATCGCGTCGTCGGATACCTTCTTCGCGTTTGCGCTGATGTAGCTTGCGATGATCAGTGCAGGTGTGGGCGGCTCGTCAAGCGCCTCTGGCCTGTCAAGCGTGCCCTCAACGGTGAACTGATGGTCAGGTGCATCTTTGATGATGAGTGTTGCTATAGTCATCACAGGGCCTCCGCTTGTGCCATCAAGTCCGCGTACTTGTCGGGGCTGATGTCGGTTAACTTCTTCGCGCCGAACTTGGCGATCAAGCCAGCGACCTCGTTCTTCTTGCCATCCTGGCTTAGGCCAGCGAGCTTGGCGCGCACGACCTCAAGACTCATCTCGGGTGCCGGGGCTTCGCCAGTGGCAGATGCAGAGTCCTTCGCAACGGCAGGCTCTGATTTGCTCTTGCGCTTTGGGGCCTCCGCAGCGGGGTCCTTTACCTCGGCCACGGTACCGCCGGGTGCGGTAGCTGCCATGTACTTGACCATCGCTTCAGCAACGGCGGCCGTTTGCTCGGGGGTCTCTGGTGTGAATGTGATTTGAATCATTGCCATCTCTCTTTTGGGTTTACAGGGTTACAGGTTCAGTGGACAGTGCTCCGAAAAGATCGGACACATATTGCTCGGTCGTTTTGCTCGACCCATTTGTCAAGCCGTTCATGGCGTAGTATTTTTCAACGTACTCCTTGGTGCTGCAAAAGGTGCCGACCTCGGGGAAAATTCGCCGTTCCGGATCGTTCTGCTCTTCGCGGCGTTTGCGCATGTATGCTGCAATGCGGGGGTCTTTGCGTTCTCTCATTTGGACCTCCGACGCTCGGCCAATACCGTGACGAATGTTTCTTTCGGCTCGATGTACTTGGGCGGTTGGTTGGTGTAGATGGGACGCCATGTGGTCAGGCGCATCCAGGTTGCCTGGACATCTGAACCACTGGTCCATTTGAAATTCGGGTCCGATGCCGGAACCGTTGGCAAACACCTTGTGGCATTTGCTGGGATCATGAATTTCTGCATGCTGTTTTCCTTGTTTGCTGTTTTGGTGGACGCGATGATAGCACAGCTTACGAATCGTGTGCAAGTAATGCTATCATCCGCCCCCATGACAGTCGAACAAATCATTCGTTCCCTCGGGGGACCAGCAGTTGTCGGGCGATACCTGGGCATTCGTGGCCAGGCCGTCAGCCATTGGATTCGCTTGGGCCGTGTGCCGGTGGATCGGGTGCCTGGCGTTTTGCGCTTGGCCAAGAAGCAACGCACGCATCTGAGGGCTGAGCAGGTCAGGCCAGACATTGACTGGGCTGCTTTGAAATGACTGAACTCGAAATGGTCTTGTCAATTGAAGCAATTCATTCACTGCTCAACGGGGACCAGATAGTGTTTGACATTGAAGAAGACGGCGTGAGAGTAGTGATGACATGCGACGAGAAAGCTGTGCTAACCTTTCGCGACCAGATCAGAAAAGCGATGCTTGATTTTTTACCTGCTCATCCATCGATCAACTGAAAACAAAACCGATCTGCACGGATTGCAGTGTGTATTTAAGGAGCCTTCATGCTTTCAAGAACAGAGTATTTCAGGGACCTGCTTGAGGACTGCGTCATCGCAGCCAGGCAGGCCGAGATAGATAACCAGGACATGGGCGCGGTGATCTCTGCTTTGGTTCTCTCGGACAGTTACAACGGCCTGCGAAAGGCCCTGCTCCAAATAGACTCGACGCGATTAGGTACTGCATTCCCACCCCGTAATTACTGAGGGGTGTCGAATGAAACCAACAGCATTGCCAGTGCAACTGGATGGAATACCGACCGAGCTCAAAACGATCGACAGGTGGGTGATGTGGCAGCTCGTGCAGCGCAAAGGTCGCTGGACGAAGATGCCCCTGACAGTCGACGGACGCGCAGCCAGCTCGACAGACCCCAACACCTGGACCACATACGACGAAGTGTGCGACGCCCTGATCATGGGCGAGGGGTTCGACGGCATCGGCTTGGTGCTTGGCGCTGACGTGCAAGGCATCGACCTGGATGACTGCCGAGACCCGGCAAGCGGCGGGCTGTCTGACCTGGCCACAGAGGTGCTTGATCGTGTCGATGGTTACGCTGAGGTGTCGCCAAGCGGGACCGGTATCAAGATATTTGCCAAGACCAACATCGACGGATCGCGTACCAAAAAAGAATTGGGTGTTGAGCTTTACAAGGACGGCCGCTACTTCACAGTCACGGGCCACCAGATCAACGGGCATGCCAGCATGAGTGCTGAGACCCAAGACCTGGGCTGGTTCGTGGAGCGGGTGTGGGGTGAGAGCCTGGCCGGTGGGGCCGGTGGGGGTGGGCTGGCCGACGCCGGTGAGATGGCCCTGGCTCTGTACAAACCCCAGCTCGAAGACTGGGAATTAGATCGTGTGATGACTGAAGTTCTCCCACACCTGGACCCAGACGGCGGGTATGAGGATTGGCTGAAGGTGGGCGCTGCTCTGCATCACCAGGGCGGTGGTGACCCCGAATGGCTTGATGCCTGGGACAACTGGTCCGCGATGTCGGGCAAGTGGGTCGAGGGTGTGTGCGCAAGCAAGTGGTCGAGCTTTAGCGAACAGCGTGGGGTCGGACGCGGCGCAGTGACCCTGGCCTCGCTTCTGAAGAAGACCAAAGAGAAACGCGAAGCGGCTGCGCGAAGTGAGCGTGACCAGCTGATGGCCGACCTCTTGGCCAGGGTCGACGCGGTGACCGATGCTCGTGACCTGCAAGAGAAAATCGCAGCAGCCATCGCGCACAACGCAGACTACAGCGACGTGGAGAGAGCACAGTTTGCTCAGGCCATCCAGCTGCGGGCGCGCGGGCTTGGTGTCAAGCTGGAGATCGCAACGGTGCGTGGCTGGCTCAGGCCGCGTGTGAAGGCATCGTTCCCGCACCTGAACGACGACGGCCACCCTCTGTGCACGATCGAGAACCTGGAGGTGCTGGTTGGCAGGCTGGGTGTGACCGTGCGATACAACGTGATCGCCAAGGCTGTCGAGATTTTGATCCCAGACTCGGCATACAGCCGTGACAACAAAGACAACGTGTCGATCGGGTACGTGCTGAGTGAGTGCGAGAAGGCGCGCATGTCGACCAAGTTTGTGCCGCAGTTTCTGCTGATGCTCGCGGACATGAACCTGTACAACCCGGTGCAGACGTGGGTGGAGTCGAGTGCTTGGGATGGTGTCAGCAGGTTGGCCAGGTTCTACGCAACGGTCGACTGCGGTGGCCAGATGGATCAGGGCCTGAAGGAACTGCTCATGCGCAAGTGGCTGATCCAGGCGATTGGCGCAGCTTTTGAGCCTGACGGCATAGCGGCCCAGGGCATCCTGACTTTCAGCGGACCGCAGAACATCGGCAAGACCACCTGGTTCAAGCGACTTGCACCCGAAGAGCTGAACCTTGTATATACAGGCCACACACTGGACGTGAGGTCCAAGGACAGCCAGCTGATCGCGCTGAAGTATTGGATCGTGGAGCTGGGCGAGATCGACGCGACTTTCCGCAAGTCCGACGTGTCAGCACTCAAGTCGTTTGCAACTCAGGCTGTGGACAACATCAGGCGGCCCTATGCCATGACCGAGTCGACCTACGGTCGTCGCACGGTGTTTGGCGCTTCGGTCAATGACTGGATGTTTTTGTCCGACCCAACCGGCAACCGCAGGTTTTGGACGATCCCGGCCGTGAGCTTTGACCTGGATGGGGTGGCGGCCCTGGACATGCAGCAGCTGTGGGCGGAGGTGCTGGAGATGTGGAAAGCGGGCGAGCGTTGGTACCTGACCATGGCCGAGACCGCGCGCCTGAACGAGCACAACGAAGATTACACCGTGACTGATCCGATTGATGAGCGGATTGCCGGGGGGTTTGCGTGGGGTGGGGAGGTGGCCGTTTGGGAGTGGTTGACCGCGACCGATGTGCTGATGAAGATCGGGATCAAAGACCCGTCGAAGCATCAAACGATCACGGCATCTCGCGTGATCAAGAGATTGAACGCAGGGCAAAGGAAAAAGTCAAACGGGAAGATACTTTTTGCGATTCCGTCTTCAATTAACGATTTTCTAGGGTAAAGGGCATTAGTGGTGAGACTACTACCCTGTCCTAATACCCTTAAAAAAGTCTATGATTTCTCTACTCTTTTTACCTTTAAGGGTATTAGGGTAATAGAAATAAGAGTATAAAAGGGGAGAAGAATTAAATTGAATATTAAAAAAATATCCCCCAATAAGGGGATAGAGTTTTTAACCCCTAATACCCTTTACCCTATTACCCTGAATGCTTGAGAAAACTATTGAACGCTACCTGGTCCAAAAGGCCCGTGAAAAAGGCGGATTGGCCATCAAGTGGGTTGCACCGGCGATGGCCGGGGTGCCTGATCGGATCGTGTTTTTCCCTGGCGGGCGGATTGTGTTTGTGGAATTGAAGGCACCCGGACAAAGGCAGACCCCGATCCAAATCAGGGTTACCAAAATGCTAACTGACCTGGGTGCGGATGTCAGAGTGATCAATTCAAAGGAAGCAGTCAATGATTTATTTGCCTAGACCGGCGCAGGTCGCGACACACAAGAGGATGCTGGAAAACCCTTACCAGCTGGTGGCACTTCGCATGGGCGGGGGAAAGACGGCGGCCACCCTGACCACGGTCCATGACCTGATGTTTGATAGGTTCGAGGTCAGCAAGACCCTGGTCGTGGCACCCAAGAGGGTGGCCGAGCTGGTGTGGCACACGGAGGCTGCCAAGTGGGACCACCTGGCCAACCTTCGCGTGTCCAAGGTCTTGGGGACCAAGGAACAAAGGATTAAGGGCCTGACCCAAGACGCGGATGTGTATGTTATCAATCGTGAGAATTTTGTTTGGCTTGTCGACCTGGTTGACGAAAGCAAAGAGGATTGGCCGTTCGAGTGCGTGGTGATCGATGAGAACGTGGGGTTCAAGGACCGAGCGAGCAAGTCGTGGCAGGCCCTGAGACGCGTCAGGAAGGCCGTGGAGAGGCTTTATATCCTGACTGGCACCCCAGACCCTAACGGCGATTTGCTTGACCTGTGGGCCCAAATAAGCATTCTGGATGGGGGTCGGCGTTTGGGTACGGGGATCACCAAGTACCGGGACCGTTGGTATTTACCGGACAAACGAAACGGCCAGACCATTTACAGCTGGAGGTTGAGGCCGGGTGCAAGGGATGAGATACAGGGTTTGGTCAAGGACGTGATGGTCAGCATTGACAGCGACACACAGCTGCCACAGAGGATCGACAACATCGTGCATGTGACATTCGACCGCAAGAGGTATGACGAGATGGAGGCGACCCAGGTCAGCGGTTTGGTCATGGCGGTCAACCCGGCAGTGCTTGCAGGCAAGCTGGGGCAGATGGCCAACGGCGCGGTATACGACGACACAAAGGACGTGCACTACATCCACGACGCCAAGCTGGACGCGTTGGCCGAGATCGTTGAGCAGGGCGAGCCGGTGCTTTGCTTTACCGCATACGTGCATGACATGGACAGGATCAAGGCCAGGTTTGCGGACGCGGTCAAATTCGATGGCGAGGCCAGCCTGGCGGCCTGGCAGGCAGGGGAGATCAATTTGATGCTTATGCACCCGGCCAGCGGGGGCCACGGTGTGGACGGTCTCCAGGTGGGTGGCAACGTGGCTGTGTGGTTTGGTTTGCCTTTCAGCCTGGACTTGTACCAGCAGGCCAATGCAAGGCTTCACAGGCCAGGACAAAAGAACCAGGTCATGGTGCACCACTTGGTCGCACTGAACACGATCGATGAACGGATCATGCGTGTGCTTGAGAACAAGGGCGACATGCAGCAGGCTTTGATTGACGCAGTAAACGAAACGAGGATGCCATGAAAGAAAAAATCTCAAGCGCACAGACCAGCAAGAACCTTGGCGAAAAGCCAGCAGGCGAGATGGGCGACATTGACATCATCAGGGCTTGTGGGATGGCTGGGCAAAGCAACCCACTTGGGCTGTCGATATGGAGGTGGAGGTATGCAGGCGATCAAGGCGAAGCTGCCAAGATCGCGGTCAGCCTGGTGGACAGGGGACACAATGTGCATGTGGTGATGTCGGTGCTAAGGCACTTGGCCAACGACGTGTGTGGTCATTGTCATGGACGAGGGTTCGAGACCATGAAAAATGCCCCGGTCCTGACAGACAACATTTGCGTTGACTGTCAGGGCACGGGGCGAAAGCCTCTAGAAGGCGAAAGGGAAAGGGCCCTGGTCGAAGTGATCATGGGCTTAGAGCGTGACGTGGCACGCAAGATCATGCAGAAGCTGGCGATGCAGATTGACCTCTGATCACCTGGTTGCAGCAAGGGCAGATGTCTTTGCCGTCACGCCTTTTGAGGGCGCGGTGCACTGCTGATTCGTTGACTCCGATTTGTTTTGATGCTGCATAAACTGTTAATCCTTCGTCGAGCACAAGCGAAACTGCTTGCATGGTTTTTGAAATTGTCTGAGCTTGGGCACTGGGGCGTGGGTCGTCGCCGCGCTTGGACCAGATGGCCATGGCGTTGTCAGGCCAGTCGTTTGGCTTTTCAGTGAATGCCGAGCACGACAGCTTGCCAGCGTTGTCCCAGGCCACGAGGTAGCGCAACTCATCTCGATCGGCCATCACGCGCAGCTTGCCGCGCACGTTGTCTGACCAAGTCAGGTCGTACAAGAATTCATCAAGTGTTATGAGGTTCATGCGACGCCCTCCAAGATGGCGGCAGCGATTGCCTTGAGCTGGTGTCGTGGCAGGGTGACCGAGTAGGCCACTTGCATGCCAGTGGGGTCCTTTGCACCGAGCCACTGGGACTCGATCTTCAAGTGGTACTGGTCAAACCTGGGTGTAGGCTTGACGGTGACCCACAGTTTGTAGTCTTCGGATACGTCGATCATCATGGCATCACCTCCGGGCATCTTTCAAACAGGGCGACGAGCTTGGGGTCGTCGATCGGGGTCCAGCCGTCTGGCCGGTACCAAACACCGTCCAGCTCATGTGCGACCTGGCGACCGTAGTCGATTGGCCATCGAGCGGACTCAAGGATGCCCTCACGGGGGATGTGTTGTGGCTGCACCGAATACACGGCACGGTTGCCGCTGGGCAGCGTGACGAGCAAATTGGTGTTGGAGAGAGTAGGCATTAAAGCTCCTTCATTTTGTTGACGGTTTCGGAAAAGGCGGACGCCATCGGTGCATCTCTGGACTCAAAGATTTTGGCCAGCTCAGAGTAGTACCAGAGAACATCTTCCTTGGGTGCCTTGAATATTGCAAACACCGCAGGCCCGTCGGAGACGATAGCCCTGGCGTTGTGCAGCTTGTCAGAACCGGCAACCAAAAGAACGTCGTCGCTAGACTTGGCCAAGTGGGCCAAGTACTCGATCTTCTTTTCTTTCCATTTGCCTCTGCCGATGTTGCTGACGGCCAGCACCAGGGCGGCGACCCGAGGGCCAAACGATTCCCTGATTGGGACAATGAATTCCCGGCCAGCGTCTTCAACCACATCGTGGAGCACGGCTGCAATGGCGACGTCTTCGTCGGCCCCGTACTCCATGGCGATTGCTGAGACAGCAAGCGGGTGCGAGATGTAAGGCACCGTGGTGCCTTTCCTGAATACGCCGGAGTGAGCGGCAACGGCCAAGGCCACGGCATTTGAATAGCGTGCGGCATTCATAAGGGTCTCCAGATTAAAAGGTCAAGAACCAGCACGGCCAAGGCCGCGAGGTATGCAAGGGTGGTGGCTGCTTTCATGCGGGCACCTGTTCAGCGTATGCCGCAAGAATGATCTCATCCATCTTGGTTTCGATTGCAGCCTCGGTGGCTTTGGAGATCAAATCGGCACAACCGTAGTGGGCTTTGATTTCCCTGGGCACACCGGGGATGCGAAACACCACACTGAATTCACGAGCCCGGTTGCACAGGCCGTTGTTGTACAGGTCGTAGTAGCAGTTTTGTGCTTTGCGAAACCGTTCCAAATTTTTGTTGGTGGTTTTGCCGTTGGGCACTTCACCCATCGCGGGGATGAGCGAGTGCAGCTTTTCGAGCTTGTCTTGGTGCAAGCCGTTGTGAGTCCAGTAGGTCATGTCAGTCTCCAAAGAATTCAGCCAAGATGTTTCTCAGCACATACCGGGGTTCGGTATCAGAGGCACCGAATTCCGAGTACAGGTCCAAGACTTTGCAGGCTTCAAAGTAAGCCTTGTCTTTGCTTGACGCGGCGTTGATGATGGCTGCGACCTCGATGTTGATGGCTTTTGCAGCTGGTTCGCAGTCCCGCGTGCTGGTGTACAGGTCCCAGTCGTCGCCGGTCAGCTCAAGCGTCATGGCTTTTTTGATGATCACGTTTCTCATAAATCCTCCTAAATCCTGGCGACCGGCCAGATCGGAATGCAAGCGCACTGGTCAGGGCACCCAGGTGGATGCCCTGCACCGCTGTGCTTACGCGGTCAACAAGTCCAAGGCGCGAGACTTGAGGTCAGCGCCTGCACCCCACTGGGATGCAACGAAGCGGTTCTCATCGCTACGAGCGCGGACGTGGTGGTCAGCGTATTCGGTGACAGCGTTGAGCAAGCCCCAGCGCGTGCCAAGCACACCGTCCATCGTTGCACCCATCCCTTCGCCGTTGAACAAGGACAGGACCTTCTTGAAACCGGCGGTTTCGCGGACCTTGTCGGTGTTGCCAAAGATCGCGGCTGCCATGTCGGCTGCCTCCTCTTCGACCATGTCGACGTTGGCCAGCTTGGTCACGGTGTGACGGAAGGCGTCCCAGGCTGCGGTGTTCAGGCCCATGAACTCTTTGATTGAGTCAGGGTCAAACACCGAGCGGTGCGAGACTTTGATCGAAGCCTTGGCGTCGGCCATGGCCATTTGCAAAGTGTTCTTGCACACGGTGCGAACAGTGGTACGCCGCACCTCGGTGGCCAGCGAACCGTCAGCCGAGGTGCTGATCAGGATGTAGCCACCGATCTTGTCGGCCAGGGATGCGGGAGACGCTTCGCCGATCTTGGCCGTGGCCCAGAAGCGTTTGCCGCCGTAGATCGTGCCAGCTGCTGACAGCTCCAGGCCACCGGCCTTGGCGATGTCGCGAAAGAATTCGACGACGTCACCCGGCTGCACAACCTGGTAGCGTTTGGACACGATACCGAGCGGTGCCTTGTTGTCTGAGCGGAACAGAACGTGCTGGTCCGGCAAGTCAATTTGGCCACCGTTGAATTCGGTGTTGTAGCGAACGATGCCGCGTTTGATTTTCCAGTTCATCCCGGCGGCTTCGCGCCAAGCATCGAGGCTAGTGCCATCTTCGAGTGCTTGACCCAAGCCGTGCCAGGGTGTTCCGTCAGAAGCCAAGTAGGCAAATTCGACACGGCCATCGGCGCGGGTGGTGAGTTCGTGAGACATGATAATTTCCTTTGTCAAAATGCCGGGCAGTTACGGCCGCCCGGCTACGCCGTAGGAGCTGTGGTTTAGGCAGCCTCGAACGTCACCTTAGCAACGTCCATGATCCCGGCCAAGCGGCCGTTCGCGTTGATCGAGTATTCGATCTGTTCAACGGTTGGCTTGAAGCAACCGCTGTAATCGGTCCACTGGCCACACTTGCGTAAGCCCTCGAACCACACCAGGTAAATGGCGTTGCCTTCCGGCAAACCCTTCACCGTGTAAACCTGGGCGTCGGCGTGTTTACCACGCACGACCAATAACCCAGGGCGCATGTCTTGCTTTTTGTATAGCCGCATGACTGTCCTTTCAAAATACCAAGCAGTTGTCGGTCGCCTGGATACACCGTCGAAGCACAGCACGCTGAGCTTTGATGGGGCCGAAGCCCCTGGGGTTAGGAGTTCAACCACTCCTCAAAAGATTTGATGGGCCAGCCGAGGTCTTCGGCACAGGCCACGTAGATTTGATAGCGCGATTGCAACGATTCCATATCGATCTCCTGAAGTTAAGCGTTTTCCATTTCAAAAAGCCAGTCACCGCCCATTTCGGCTTCGACGAAGCCGATGCTGCCCTTGGTTCCTTCTTTCACGTCATCCCGCGAAGGGATCACGCTGCCGTAGGCATCGCGTGCAGCGTTTGGACCGAGCAGGCACCGGCCAGAGTTGATGGCGTCCATCATGGCCCGGCCGTAGCTGCCTTGCAGCCCCCACATGCCACTGTTGATGGCACGTTGAACAGACAAGTAGTAATCTATTTCTGACATGGGTTCATCGGATTCAAGAAACAGCCCTGAATCCAATATCAATTCTTCGATAGACATTTCGTAACCCCTTAAAGTTTTGATTCCATGGCCCTGAACAACAGGGCCTTGGCTTTGTTGAGAGACTGCCGAGCACCGTTGATGTCACCGAATGCCATCTGCTCTTGGGCATCTGACATGAGGCCAGCGACGACCATGTTGACGCCGCTGACTTTGTAGGTGATTGACTCGACCACACTATCGACAAAATCGTCGATGTCGCAACCGTACATTTGATTGACCATGTCAGTTCTCCAGAGGTTCGGTTTGAGCAGCCATGATGTTGTAGCTGACCGTCGTGTACTTGGCGACCAGGGCGTCGGGAGCCCGCAGTTCCTGGGCAACCTTGGCCCAGGCAACCGTTTTCTTTTCCGGGGTCAACTTGACCGTGGTCACGTACATGCTGCCCCGGTAGGTGCCAGCGCCAAGCAACTTGATTTTGTTTTTCAAGTCTTCGGCCTGTTCTTGCAGGGCTTCGATTTGGTCTTGCAAAAGGCCGAGGCTGTCGACCATCTTCAGTGCGGTGGTATCCATGAAAATCTCCAAACAAAAACCAGCGACCGGCTGGATCGGAGTGTTGATCACACTGCACAGGACACCTGGCGATGTCCTGCACGCTGGGATCAGGTGCCGCTGTAGCCCCAAGCGGGCATCTCGAAAAGCCACATGCTGGCCGCATAACTCAGCTTGCTGCTGCTGTCGGCTGCGTAGGCAACCAGCTCAGCGCGTTCAGCACGCAGGCTGGCCAGAGTGGCCAAGGTTGAGGGGGTTGGCCGGTACGCCTCGAACATCTTGATGCTGGCGTCGATCTTGGCGAATGCGATGTCGATCATGTCATCTCCAAACAGAGTAGGGTTCGCCACCGCTGAGCGCGATGTCGTAGGGTGAAAAAATGGGTGTTGAGTTGCGACGATTTCTCAGGGCGACTGCGTTGTCGTAGAAGTCTTCCCGCAGGTGATCGAGGCGTTTGCCGCCCGACTCAACCAGCGGCAGGTCTAGCTTGACGAGCTGGACGTTGATGGGGTTTTTGCAATATTTCATGTTGATCTCCAAAAGAACCAAGCTGTTACGGCCGCCTGGATACGCCGCCAAAGAACAGCACGCTGCCCTTTGGTTCCTTCGCACTCGTCAGTCTGGGGGACTGGTTCTTAGCGG